GGTAATGGAACTAATTATAATCCACAAGAAGCGTTAAACATGTACTTCCAAACTGGTAGTATAGTTGGTAGATCATTAACTCAAGATGGAGATCCTAATAGAGGAAAAGTTCCTATACAAGAACTACAATCATCTAGTTCAAATCCAAAAATTGCTTCTTTAATACAGACTTATCAGTATTATTTGCAAATGATTAGAGATGTCACCGGACTTAACGAAGCTAGAGATGGAACTCTACCTAATAAAGATGCTTTAGTAGGATTACAAAAAATGGCAGCCAACGCTTCTAATATAGCTACACAACATATTTTAGATGCTGGTTTATATATTACGCTTAGAAATTGTGAAAATATTTCTTTAAGAATTGCAGATATGTTAAATTTTGAATTAACCAATGAAGCTTTAATAAAATCGTTAAATCAATTTAATGTATCAACTTTAAAGGAAATGAAAACAATTTCATTACATGATTTTGGTATATTTTTAGAATTAGAACCAGATGACGAAGAAAAAGCGATGATAGAGCAAAATATTCAAATGGCTTTACAACAAAATCAAATATATTTAGAAGATGCTATTGATATTAGAGAAATAAAAAACTTAAAATTAGCTAATCAAGTTTTAAAATTTAGAAGAATTAAAAAACAAGAAGCAGATCAACAAGCACAACAAGCCCAAATTGCAGCTCAAGCTGAAGCTAACATGCAACAATCAGAACAAGCCGCGATGAATGAAGTTCAAAAAAATCAAGCTTTAGCTCAAACAGAAATACAAATTGAACAAGCAAAATCTCAATTTGAAATACAAAGAATGGAACAAGAAGCTTTAATTAAAAAGCAATTAATGGCTGAAGAATTTCAATATAGTTTACAATTAGCTCAAGCTGAAGTAGCTAAAGATCAAGCTAAAGAACAATTTATAGAAGATCGTAAAGATAAAAGAACACAAATACAAGCAACACAACAATCAAAAATGATTGAACAACGTCAAAATGACTTATTACCTACTGATTTTGAATCTGCTGGTAATGATAGTTTAGGCGGATTTGGTTTAGAGCAATTTATGCCTCAATAACCTATTTATTAATTTTTATTATATTATATTATGTCAGAACAAGTAAAACAAGAAGGTACTTTTAAGATTAAAAAGAGACCTAAAAAACTAGTAAAAGATGATAAACCTATTAAAATAGATTTATCAAAAATTAACGAACCTAAAAAGGAAGAAAAAGATGCCGTTCAAGTCGGAGAAACAAAGAAGGTGGTTGTGGCTGAACAAGCCGGAGATAGCCCTCAAGTGGACAAACAAGTATCAGAGCCCGGCGAGGTTTCTGAAACTAAAAAAGAAAAAGAACCAATAATTAAAGAAATTATTGAAGAAGAAAAACCTATTGAAGAAAAAGTAGAAGAGGAAATTGTAGAATTAGGTGAAAAAATAGAAGAAAAAGTTATTGCTCCTACTCCTGAAGAGGTAAGAGAAGTAGCTAAGCTACCTGAAAATATCGAAAAAGTCGTAGACTTTATGAAAGAAACAGGTGGAACATTAGAAGATTATGTAAGATTAAATGCAGATTATTCTAATATAGATAATGATACTCTTTTAAGAGAGTATTACAAACAAGCCAAATCACACTTAAATTCAGAAGAAGTTAACTTTATGATTGAAGATAATTTTTCTTTTGATGAAGAAGTGGATGAGGAGCGAGATATTCGTAAGAAAAAACTCGCTTATAAAGAAGAGGTTGCAAAAGCTAAACAGCATTTAGAAAGTCTAAAAAATCAGTATTACGAGGAAATCAAGTTGAGACCTGGAACTACTAAAGATCAACAAAAAGCTATGGAGTTTTTCAATCGCTATAACGAAGAGCAAAACACGGCTCAACAACAACATGAAGACTTTAAGTCTAATACTAAAGATTATTTTTCTAATGAATTCAAAGGTTTTGATTTCAATATTGGAGAGAAAAAATTTAGATATGGAATTAAAAGTCCTAATGAAGTTGCAACTAAACAATCAAATATTACAAACACAATTAAGAAGTTCTTAGATGATAAAGGTAATGTAAAAGATGTTAAAGGTTATCATAAAGCTATGTATGCCGCTGACAATGTTGACAAAATTGCACAACATTTTTATGAGCAAGGTAAATCTGATGCTACTAAAGATCTTGTGGCAAAATCTAAAAATATAACAGAAGAAGTTAGGCCTGCGCCTACGGGAGATGTTTTTATTGGAGGATTAAAAGTTAAAGCAATCAGTGGTATTGATTCTTCAAAATTGAAGATTAAAACACGTAAATTTAACTAAAACAAAAATTAATTATTATGGGACAAATAACCCCTGTGTTTGGAAGTATAATACCTTCTCAACAACAACTATTACTTGCTAACAACTATTTAGCATTTAATGGAGGTGCAAATGATTTTGCACAACAATATCTACCAGAAGTTTATGAAGCTGAGGTAGAAAGATATGGAAACAGAACATTAAATGGTTTCCTTAGGATGGTTGGCGCTGAATTGCCTATGACATCTGACCAAGTAATCTGGTCTGAACAAAATAGATTACATGTTGCTTATACTAATGTTACTCAAGCTGGTGGAGCAGGTGCTGCTACACTTACTTTTGTTACAGGTGGTGCAACAACAGTTTCCAATGCTATTTATCCAAATGATACAATTGTAGTAATGAACCCAGCAACGGGAGTTACTATTAAAGGTATTGTAGGAAGAAGTGATAATAATGCACCGGGAACATTAGCAACTATTACTGCTTATCCATTCCAAGCAAATAACTGGGATGCATTAACAGTTGGAGCTACAAACTTAAAAATGTTTGTATATGGATCTGTATTTGCTAAAGGTACAGTTCAAGCTCTTGCTCAAGGTGTAACAGGTGGTGCTACTGCTGCTGCAGGTACAGTAAAATCTATACAACCTTCATTTACTCAATTTTCTAATCAACCAATTATCATAAAAGATTCATTCCAAATTAATGGATCTGATATGGCACAAATCGGTTGGGTAGAAGTTGCTACTGAAGATGGTACATCAGGATACTTATGGTATCTTAAATCTGAATCTGAAACAAGATTAAGATTTGATGACTATCTAGAAATGGCGATGGTAGAAGGTGAATTAGCCGCTGCTGCTGCAGGTATTAACTTTGCTAATAGTTCAGTTGGTGTACCAGGATTTACAGCTGCTGCAGGTGCTGCAGTTGCACATGGATCTCAAGGTCTTTTTGCTGCTATTCAAGCAAGAGGTAATATTATGGCTGGTTTTTCTGCCGGTACAGGATTATCTGATTTTGATCAAGTGCTTAAGAATCTTGATACTCAAGGTGCTATTGAAGAAAACATGCTTTTCTTAAACAGAGACTTAGATCTTGATTTTGATGACATGCTAGGACAAATTTCTGCTGGTGTTGCCGGTGGAGTTGCTTATGGTTTGTTTGAAAATTCAGAAGATATGGCTCTTAATTTAGGTTTCTCTGGTTTTAGAAGAGGTTCTTATGACTTCTATAAAACTTCATGGAAATACTTAAATGACGCTTCTACAAGAGGTGGAGTGAATGTTCAAAACATCGAAGGTGTATTAATACCTGCGGGAACTTCAACTGTTTATGACCAACAACTTGGTACTAACATTAGAAGACCATTCTTGCACGTTAGATATAGAGCTTCTCAAACTGAAGACAGACGATACAAAAACTGGATCACAGGATCTGCTGGTGGTGCTTATACTACTGCATTAGATGCGATGCAAGTTAACTGGTTGTCTGAAAGATGTTTAGTAACTCAAGCTGCGAATAATTTCGTATTATTCCAAAACTAAGATTATTCTTATTTAAAGTTTATCTCCGTCTTAGGGCGGAGATTCTCTTTATTTTTTATTAATTATATTATATTATATCATGTCAAAAACAAAAGAAATAAAAGCCCCAAAATGGGAGATAAAAGATAGAAGATACTATCTATTAAATGGTCAAGAACCATTAACATACACTTTAGGATCAAAACATTCAAGAAGATCATCATTATTATATTTTGATGAAACAAGAGGGGAACAACGAGAATTAAGATATGCAACTAATCAAAATTCACCATTTGTAGATGAACAAAAAGGAGAAATAATATTAGGACATATTATATTTGAAGATGGAGTTTTAGGAATTCCTAAAGAAAAACAAAACTTACAAAAATTATTATCCTTATATCATCCAAGAAAAGGAGTTGTATATGATGAGTGGCAACCACAAGTAGTTGCTGTAGATGAAATAGAAGATATAAATTTAGAAATTGATGCTTTATTAGCTGCGAAAGAAATGGATATTGATCATGCTGAAGCGGTATTAAGAGTTGAAAAAGGATCTGAAGTTTCAGGATTAAGTTCTAAAGAACTTAGAAGAGATTTGCTTATTATGGCAAAGAAAAATCCGAAAGCTTTTATAGCTATAGCATCTGATGAAAATGTAGGATTAAGAAATGTTGGAATTACAGCAGTAGAAAGAGGAATTCTTAATTTATCTCAAGATCAAAGAAGTTTCCATTGGGGATCTAATAATAGAAAACTAATGACTATACCATTTGATGAAAATCCATATTCAGCTTTAGCTGCATGGTTTAAAACTGATGAGGGTGTAGAAGTTTATAAAACAATTCAAAAAAAGTTATAATAATCTATAACAATAATTATAATGATGGGTCACTTAAAACGTGACCCTGTCATTATCATATAAAAAATTAAAATGGCAATAAACGTAAATACTGTATATCAAACCGTTTTATTAATACTAAATAAAGAACAAAGGGGTTATATGACACCTTTAGAGTTTAATAAAATAGGTACACAAACTCAATTAGAAATATTTGAGACATATTTCGATAGTTTAAATCAGCAATTACGAGTTCCACAAGCAGACATAGATTACGCCGATAGAATCGTAAATCTAGATGAAAAACTTTCTATCTTTAAAACTACTGGAGATTCTACTTATTCTTCTACGACTGTAGATTTCTCTCTTCCAGCTCAATATTCAGGAATTTCTTCCGCAACTCAACAATTCACAGCCGTAAACCCAGGTTTAATTTATACATTAACCGGAGACGCTTTAGCATTATCAAATGCTGATGGTATTGCAGAGGTTTTTGTAAATGATGTTCAATTAGCATCTACCGCATTTACTGTTAGTGGAGCTAATTTAACTTTAGCTACTCAACCAACTGCAGGTCATATAATTATTATTAATTTATATCCTAAACAATTTTATAGATTAGGAAATGTTATATATAGTGCCGGAGGTACTTTATTACCACAAGAAATTCAAAGAGTAGGTAGATCAGAAATATATCATTTAAATTCTTCTAATTTAACTAAACCTTCTACTACTTATCCAGTATATGTATATGAAAATAAGAAATTAATTGTTTATCCAGATACTATAATAAGTGGAGTAAGTGTAGATTATATAAGAAAACCTATTCCTCCAATTTGGGCTTTTCAATCAGGAGCTCAATATACTTTTGAAGTAACTGAATCTTATGATTTTGAATTACATGCTGCAGAACAAACGGAATTAATATTAAAAATATTATTATATGCAGGAGTAGTTATTGAAGATCCAACAGTTATTCAAGTTGCAGCTCAACAAGTACAACAAGAAAATATAAATCAACAAAGATAATAAATTATGCCTATACCTAATGGCGGTTTAATAACCGAAACTAATGCTCAATATTACGCTGGTGCTCAGCAGTTTCTAGTTCCTGCTACAGCAGCAGATCAAACTTTTACAAGTACTTTTGATACAAACTTAGTTGTTGGTACTGGGGTTTATTCTGATCCATCAACTAATGGTTATAATTTAAATAATTTTAAAGTATATACAAGTCCCGATGCTAGTACTTGGACAGAATTAACTCCTGCAAGTACTGATATAGCCGCTGTAACTAGTGGTGTTACTGCTGCTGCTCAACCAATTGTGGTAATTACAGCTTTAACTCCTACTCCCACAGGTGGAAGTTTATTTGCTTTAATTAATACAGTAACTGGAGTAAATTATGGTACAATTGTTACAGCTGTAAATGCTGGAGCAGTTGATAATTTAACATTAAATCAAAATATTCCAGCAGGAGGAATTGCTGCTGCTACACCTTTAAGTATTCGTAGAATAACTCCTTGGACTATGGCAAGTCCTAATATAATTACAGTAGCTGAATCTCTTGCTATAAATACATATTTAAAAATAGAATTAACTGATAACACTTTATGGGATTCTCATGGAAGTTATGAATACACTAGATTATATGATGTTATAGATAATTTCCTTATTGCATACGTGGGAGCAGGTAAATTAATTCCTAGTGTAAAAAGAACTGATGTAATATTTCACGCTAGACGTGGATTACAAGAATTTAGTTATGATACTTTAAAAAGTGTTAGATCACAAGAATTAAC